AGTTTTAGGTGCAGTTACAGGCTTTCTAGTTTTGGGTGCAGAATAACTTTTATATATGCTGCCACGGCCTCGTTCAAAGTTCATGCCGCCTCTGTTCATTTCTACAGGTTCTTCATCATCCACGACATTTAGATCTTCTATGGTTAATGCGATGTCCATATCTTCTTCTTCCATCATGGGTTCTCCACCCATACGTCCGTCTTGTGCCATCTGAGCGTAGCCCATCTTAGCCTCAGCACGTAAGTCTTCGAATAGTTTTACACCCCAGTAGTTTACCACATCAGCAGGTACAACTATTTCACCCTCACTTAAATTAGCTGGTATGTCATCTCTTACATTTTCTGCAGTTGAACCTAAAGGTATTTCATTACCAGAGACAGGATCAATACCTATTGTATTGTCTGGTACTTCTCTACCAAAGTTCATTTCCATTTGATCTTCTAACGCCATACCGCCCTCACTGAATCCTTTTACACTTTTAGTAGCTGTTATTATTTTACCTTTTTTGGTAACGTTACCTTTTCCAAATACCTGTTCTATCAAAGGTACATATGCTTGGGTCTTTTCGTTCCTTTGATAGCCTTTGGTTGTAACTTTTCCTACACCTTTACCGTCACCTTCGTACACAGAAAAATGTGCTTTGCCGTTTGGCTTTAGTGCATTCTCTGCTTGTGCAGCTATGTCAATAATGTTTTTATCTTCTTGTATAACATTTAATACATTATGAGACATAGCCATATCAGCCTGTCCATCTCTTACAGAGTCAACTACTGCTGCATTATGTTCTGGTGTTCTATTAAATGGATCGTAAACTTTTACAGTTGCGCCTTCTTCAGCAGCATCTTCTACTAGGTTGTCAAAGCGCCCACCACCAATGTCAACAATAACATCACCATCTTTTATTTCACCACGTTTTTTTAATTCGTTATAACCTGCAGGTTTTTTACTAACATTTATAGATGTATCTGCTGAGTCGTAAAGTTGTTCTGGGTATGACCATACATCTTTAATATCATCAGACTTCTTTATTAGACTTTTAGCAACTGGCCCCATTGCAGGTATGGCTGCACCTAACGCATCACCTGCTGCAATAATAGCAACTTTACCATAGCTAGGATCTTCTTTATCTAACTCTTCAGCTATTTCAACTGCAGAACCAACAGGAGTCATACTTACTGCTACATCTGCAGCTTTTACACTAGCAGGTTTTTTCTTTCTGTAGTCTCCTGTTAAAGGAGAAGTCAACATATCTAAAAAACTTTTTTGCTTTTCGTCATCCACCGTTTACTGTCTCCCTCAGTAACTTAAGCTTTCTAAGTACATCTATTGCACCCTGCTGTCTATATAACACAATAGAATCATTACTTGTTTCCATTGTACGTTGTCTCATATAAATTAAATCATCTATATGTTGTTGAAACTGTTCATAACATTCTTTATCATTGACCAACTGCTTGAGGTGCATTTCCTGTAAATCCTTGTTCTTCAGGTAGTGGTGCTGTACCCACTCCTATTTGTGAACCTCCACCCCCAGATGTATCAGCTACGTCCTGTACACCTTGACCTTCTGGACCCGCTGGTTGTGGTGCAGGTGCTTGAAAGCCTTTTAGTATTTCAGCTTGTATAGCTGCGTCACCCATAGAATTAGTAACCTTATCAGGATCTAAATCCATGCTCTTTGCAATCTCACGTATAATATAATCCATTTTTGCAAAAGGTGCAAGTACTGGATTTTGTGCAACCTGTAAGAACTGCATTAAGCGCTGGCTCCGTACTTCGTTAGCCATCAAGCTTTCAGTTCCAGAAGCATGTACTTCTAGGTCACCACGTATCTCTTCATCAAAGTCAAACTGCATGTTAAATGCAAAGAATGCTTTACCTAAAGGACGTATCAGATAATCATCTACATTCTTAACAACAGTTCTGATACTTCCGTTGGCAGCAGACATAAGCATACTAATACCAGAAGCAGTCCTACCAACACCTTGGACACCTGTTTGTCCATGTGCGAATGATGGGAATCCCGTTGACTCATCTGCTAAAACCCTCGCTTTATCAAATAGTTGCATGTTTTCACCTGCTACATTTGGAAACTTTGTACCAAAAATAGCTTGACCTGGAGCGCCACCTTGCCTTCTAAAAATCTTTCCGGGATATACAGAAAGGTCTTGACCTGGAACTAGGTTAGTCTCATCTACTTCTATAATAAGATTGCCAGAAAGAGCAGCATTATCAATAGCCATACGCATGAAGCCATTCATAAGTGTTTGTGTATCGTCCATGTTTTCAGCAATACCAACACCAAAGAAGGAGTATGGGTTATGCTCGTATGGTACAGCATAGTAAGGAATACGTGTAGGCTTAAATGGGTTTAGTACAAAACGTAGTACTTCACCATTACATACCCATACATTACAGTTAACTTCATCTAAGTCACTAAGCTCACTAGGTATATCTACGCCATGTTCTTCTAAAAGTTTAACATCTACATAACCCCAGAACTCTAACACTTCCCAACGCTCTGATGTTGGCTGAGTGTCATCATCTTCCATAGTCATTTCCCAGTACTTTTGTACGTAGTCTGGTCCTTTATCTATAGCCATCTGTACAGAGTCATCCATAAAGTATGGACGTGATTTGAGTTTGCGTAATTGGGTACGAGACATCTTGTGTCTTTGCACAACATACTCTGCATCATCCATAGACTTAGCTTCAGGGTCAGGATAAAAATCCCATATACTTACATGCTCACACTCTGGAACAGTTTTTACAATAGGATCATATTCACCATCTTCATTCCAGTTAGGATACTCTTTATCTACAGCAAAAGCACCTTTCATAGCGCCTGTACCTAGAAGAGCCATTTCAAATGCCATACTTCTTAGGTGTGTAGTAGCTCCTGATTCCTGCAACTGATCATGGATTTTCTTTTCCATCTTTTTGGCTGCAACCATAGCAGGATGAAATGTAACTGTAGTTCCTGTAGTACCATCGCCCTCTATTATTTTTTCACTAACAGGGGCAAGCTTATCTTCCATTCCAGCTAGTCTTGCTTGTAAGTCAATAAGAGTTTCACCTGGCTCTAGATTAGTATCACCATCAATCAGATAAGGCTTTGGCGCTGGTGTACCCATAGCATCACTGATAGCACCCATTGCATTCTCTGCATTAGGGTCTACGTTTATGTGTACAGACTCTGCTACACCATCAGGTAGAACAGAAGGATTTACAGTCAAAGGAAACTTATTGTTGCCAAACAGTACGTCTACTATTTGTCCGTAAGCTGCTAGTGTTTTAGTTTTAGTTACTTTTACAAATACACGTGACTTTTCAGCGTCAGTAAACTGTACATCTGAACCGTATAAACCACGGTAGTTTCTGTAGGCTTTTAGCCATCTTTGTTCGTCAGCATATCTGGAGTCTTCTGATCGTTTGTAACGTTCTTTTACAAAGCCAACTACACTGCCTTTTTCTTTAAAGATTTTGTCGAGCGAGTCCTCTGCTGCAACGACATCATCTGTTTCAAACATTTCTTCTGCCATATTTAATATCCGAATGTTGCGTCACTGGCTTGAAAGCCTGTGCGTTGTTTGGCTGGGTTGTAATCCCATATACTACTGCGTGGTCTAGTCATTATACCATAGCGTAAAGCATCATACAAGTGATCTTCTGCTTTGGTGTCTACATCTTCTGGATTCTTTTTGTCCAGTGGGATGCTTGGTATCTGTGCTATTGTGTTCACACAGTTATTCATAAATACTAACATAGGTTTTTCAGTGAACTCATCTATCTTCAAACGCCTATGTATTTCGTTTTTACCTGCGATACGTGAGCCTCGTGAACGATCTGAAGGACGCCATCTACAGCCTTTCGCATTCATCTGTTCAGCAAGTGATGGCCCAGTATCGCCACGGTTGTGCCACAAAGAACTATCAAGCACACCGTATCTCATACCACCATCTTTGGCTTCTGCTTCTAATATCATGTCTGCTAGATCAGAAGCTATTACTTTAGAAACGTATAATTCTCTATATACTATGAGTTGTTCATCAGGAGCAACAGTAAACCAAAGAACCCCAGTATAACTGCCATACCCATAATCACATGCCCTAAAACGTACCCACGACTCAGGAACTTCAAAGTGTTCGATAACGTGGGCAGTTCTGTCAAATTCGGGAAAGGCTGCTCCTTCGTTGATATCCCAGTTGCCTTCGAGGAGTTGCTTTCTTTGATGCTCTGGTAGTGATAGGAGCATGGCTTCATAGTCACCCTCTTCGGCAAGGTATGGATTATCGAAGAGTGACGCAGGAATAAACCTACGCTTAAATAAAGGCTGGCCTTCCTTGCTGTGTCCTTTAGGGAATGTAATGGTTTTACCAGTTTCAATCTCTGTTGCCCAAAAAGGTTTACCTGCAGGTGCAGGATCAATAAACATTTTCTTTACCCAAGAATGTCCAGCACCACCTGGGTTTGTTGTAGCTCTCATGTAAAGACCTAGTTGCTTACCGTGAGCGCTACGAAGACGTGACCTCATATAATCCCAAGCGTAAGGTGTAGGCCATTGAGTAAGTTCGTCAAATCCAATCCAGTTAAATGCTTGTCCTTGATACCTAGTAACATCCGTATCCTTATCAAGGTAAGACATCCACAGTCTTCCACCTTTAGGAGATACCCATTGAGACTTACGCTCTGACCATTTGATTCCTGGTACGGCACGTGGGTATAACTCCTGTGACTTCTGTATAAGTTCCCTTAGTTCTTCAGTTGTATGTCGTACAAGGAGTCCAGAGAAGTTAGGATCATTTAAGCCGTGTAGTGGATCTGCAAGCATAGCATAGGATTTGCCACCACCAGCAGCCCCTCCGTACAAAACTTCTCGTTCAGAAGAACTCAAGAAAGTTGTTTGTGGACCCTCGTTAGGTTTAAATACAACCTTCTGTGCTTCTTCTACGTCATACTCAGGTGCTACTACCTGCGCTGGAATCTGGGGGGTTTCGATTTCCGCTGGCTTCTGAGTATGCTCCGACTCCTTGTTTTTCGAGCTTCTCGATTTGCGAGAGCGTTTCTTCGAGCCACTTGGCAAGCTTGCGCTTAATTGCATATGCTTTTCTACGTTTCTGCTCAACTTCTATTCTCTTTTTTAGACCCATGTGTGATATGTATCGGCCTGTTTCTTGACTCAACCAATGTGCTACTGCTCTGTAACTATACTGCTTGAGGTGCTGTTTTGCAAGCTCTAACGCTTCTAGCTCATGTTCAACAGGAACAAGTAGCTTATCATTTTCTGGATGCACTTCATAGCCGAAGGGAACTTTAACAGTTGTCCTTACTATTACGTGCCATTCTTTGTTGTGGTTCTTGGGGGGCAGAGGTAGCTGCCAGAATCCCAATTCTCTTTGAGGTATTATTCGTTTGCACCTTCTTTTGGTGGTAAATAGAAAATGCCACCACCGCTGGTGACATCCACTTTGTCTACTTTACCAAGACCTGCTCTGTCAAGCACATCTTTGGCGGCTATCATTTTTTCTTTGATACCCAACTGAGTGGGATCTTGCAGAGCGCCCATAAGTGCAAAAGCAGCTTTCGGGGCAGTCCTAGCAAAGTAAGTCCTAGTTTTTTCAGCGATTTCATCTTTCAAAGCCTCCACTATTGCTGTTGTGCTGGAGTTGTCACCATAACCAGCTAACTTCTTAGCAGCTACAACGTCACCTCCAGCATCATCAAATAATACATCCAAGAACCTTTGTTGTCTTTCAGTTAGTGTTCTTGCCATAAATTATATTCCTTATTTCTGATCTACCTATCTAGTCAAGTTAAAAAATTCTTTAGCTGAAACTAAAACTTGACATCCACCACTAGCAGAATCATGACAAACTAGTTTATCACCAGAATGTAAATGTAATACATCTCCATCTATTACTTTGTACACATCATTAGCTGTTATTGTTTTAGTATTTATTACATTACTATAACCTTGGCTACTTGCATGATACCATTGGATGGTCATAGTTTTATTAGAACTAGCGCCATTAATTACTTGTAAAAGATCTATTTCAGCATCAAATGCAGGAGGAACTGTATACAATACATCACCACTAGCACCGCCAGAAGTGGCAGTTACTGTTAGTCCTTTCGTTATAGTATTGTATTCTCGTGACATTTACTTGATGCCTTTCATAGGTCTTGCTGGTCCAGCTAAGAAACCACCTCTAGCGTAACCCTTTTTCTTCATGCCACCTTTAGCATAACCTTTTTTCATCATGCCACCTTTAGCCATGTAACCCATTTTGTTTCTGACTGCTTTTGGTAACTTCTTCAAACCTTTTTGATTAGCAGAAGGTTTCTTCATTGCGCCACCCATTGCGTAGCCTTTTTTCTTCATACCACCTTTGGCATAACCTTTTTTCTTCATCATTGGTACTCTTTATCCTCGCTATATAGATTATTGAAAACTCGTTGCGTATCCCATACATAGTCTACGTTTTCTTTGGAGTTGAACATATGTTGATTAGGTTTAAAGTCTGGCGCACCTTCACCAGTTTCAAACCACGCTGGGTGAGTTACTCTCACTCTATTATTGGGTAACGCAACTATGTTACCAGTATAATCTCCTGCATCTAAAAGTTCTAATACATGAGACTGTTTATGTTGCGCTGGATCATCAGCGACTTCATTGTCTGTATAGTCTACCGTAAAGTAATACTTTGCTGGGTAGAACTCTCCATCTACTTTAGCTATCCAAGGCGCTGGGGTTGCTCTTTCTAACTTATACACTGAGTGTGTATGAGACATACAATCCCAAGGCTGTGCTAAATATGGTGGTAACTCATTAGGCCATTGTTCCAACGGTGTATCAGCTACTAGTGCGGTCAGTGGCAATCTAGCCCACATAGCACCACCATGTACGTTTTGTGAATCATCTTCATCTGACTCACACCCAGTGAATATTACTTGAAAGCTTAGTGTTCTGTTTGGCATTGTAGTAACGCCAATCACCATAGCATGTAAAAACTCACCGTGGTATTCTTCTAAATTTTTTGTGTACTCTCTGCGTACCCACGCTTTGAAGTACGGTATACTACTTGTAAGAAACGCCATTTATTTTCCTTTACTGCGTTTCCTCCCTGATGCGGTTACAGACCATTTTACTTTTGCTGGTCCAGTCTTCTTTGCTGCTTCGGCTTTACTTATCCTACCTGCAACCTTTGCTGGTCTACAAGCAGGGTATGGTCTGTTCTTGTCCTTGCCTCCAGAACGCCCACACTTTTTACCTGTCTTTACGTCACGCCAGTCTTCCTTGAACCACTTAGTCAGTCCACCTTCAGCAAAACCTCTACGACTTTCTAGTACGTGCTTTGACCTTTGCAACTGCGCCTCCCTTACTGTAAGTACCTCCACGTGCTTTATAGGTCTTTACTAACCACGCACTTCCATATGCACTAGGCCATGTCTTAAACTTTTTCTTAGCTTCTGACTTCACTCTTGAATACAAAGCTTTGTTCTTAGGTGTTGCCATTATGTTCGCCTCGACTTTGTACCACTACACTTCCACTTCTTACGAGATAGACGTAGTGGGCTGTTTGGATTAGCTGCTGCTTTCGGATGTTTTTTCATTTGACCAGCGCTTCTTGCACAGTAAGAATCACCTTTGCTAGTTCCTGGTCTGATACGCTTACCACCGTCTTTAGCTTTACCTGACTGACCGTAGCTTACTTTAATTGTACGTCCTGTCTTAGGGTTCTTAACTTTCTTGGCAAACATCTTGCCTTTTGCTGGTTTAGTCATGTTATCCTCTACAGTGGGTTACTTGCTAGTTCATCATAGGCTTTCCAAATGTCATCTACTTCTGTTTGTAGTACATCTAGCTTGTCACCTATGCCATCTGTGATAGTAGTAGCTTTATCAACTTGTGAGCGTAAGTCAAGTAAAACTTTCTGCTGCTCTAGTAATTGCTGCATATTTGTAGTCAACTGTGCCATCTTGGAAGCTAGTCCACGTACATCGTTGTCTACTACAGCTTGTTCTACTGTTTGTATTCTACTTGTTATCGTAGCTTGTAGTTGTGTTATATCGTTTGTTAACTGTTGCACATTTGCAACACTTTTATTGTTTAGGATTTTTTCGGCTTCTGCTAATTCGTTTGCCGCAAATGTTTTTGCTGCTGTTATATCTCTATCTGTGTCATTGCGTAATTTAGTTAAGCTTTTTTGTAATTCTGAAATTTGCTTTGCGTTTGCGCTGGTATTACTAAGTGCTGAACTTACGCCATCCTCTACACCGTAGAACCTGTTGAGAGTATCGTAGCCCCAATATACACCGCCTGATACAGCAGATAAAACTGGCAAAGCCACCGCAACCATCCAACCTTTAACGTTGAATCCACCTATACTAAACTCCATAGCCATTAGTCTGGCATCTGTCCGTACTGTGCTATGTACTCACCAGCATCGTACAAGGCTTCTGCGTCCTTGAAGTCTGGTGTTAGATAGCCTTGCCAACCAGAGCCAAACCCATCGTTATCCCAGTTAATTACAAACTCATCCATAGCTTGAGTGTATGTAATCGTTGTGTAGTTGCCCACCAAGAAGTTATTCTGAGTGGCATAGCTGTCAATACTAGCTGTAAGATCTGTGTTGTTTGCAGCCGCCATGAAAGCACCTGCTTGTTGGGCGTAACTTTCTACTTGTGCTACAGCTTGGTTGTACGCATCAACTTCTGCTTGATCTATGCTGTACTCTTCCTGCCCTAGCAATCCTTGTAAGGCTTCTTGTTCTGGTGATGTATCGGCTGCTGCTGCAGACTCCATTACAGCTACACCTGCCATAATCTCACCAGTAGCATCTGTGAGTAAGTCTAACGCTTCATCTAAGTCATTCATACTAGCGCTATACTCTTGCATGAACAACTGCTGTGCGTTTTCTGCTGTAGAGTAATCGTGGTTAGCTACAAGATCCTTAGCCTCAATGTAATCGTCAAACTCTTCCTGTGTAATAAGTCCATCGTTAAATGCGTCATCAACTACAACACCGCCCAGCGCAGAGTATCCTAATGCACCTACTGTTAGTGTCGCACCATCTTCTACTCTTTTCTTGATAGCGCCTAGTGAGCTAATCAGTGCGTCAATCTTTTCCTGGCCTGTCAGGGTTAGGTTCAGATCCACTATCTCCAGTTCCATTGTTATTGGTTCTGGCTGAATTAGTGGCTGACTTAGATCCAGCCCTCCTGCTCTTACTTGTCCTGAAACGATCACTAATGGAAAGCTTAGGGCTAGTATCTTCAGCAATGACTTCTTCTTCATATTGTTCTCCCACTCTTAATAGAGCATCCCAAAATTCTTTATCTAAATTATAACCTACTACAAATACTTCAGGGTTTTCTCTGTATTTGTTAACTGCATTCTTGCCCATTAATAGTTTGCCAGTACGACTATCGTTTATTGGACACGGAGTATTAGCTAACATCATACTCCTAAACACTGTTGGATCTTGGCACATAACTGAAATGCCTGATACCTGTAATCCTAACCCACCAATCTGCTGAGGTAATCCTAGTAATCTAGCATTCTTCCTGCGATTACAGTGGTCATCCTGTTGCATCTCACCTTTGGACATCCCAATTATACTTAATTGAAGACCTCTACTCAAAGGGATTAAACAGGAGTCATTACCTCCCCCACCCATTACTGTCGGAGCCATTGCGGTCATTGCTGGGTTACTCCCAGGTGAAGACCCGGCTCCGTTATAATTTATGACTTCGCTAGTATTGTTAGACTCTACAGTAGAATCTTCGTAGTTATTCGAGAAGTCACCTGTTACATCATTGCCATCACCGTCAGTCACTTCCTGTGCATACATCGGATAGCTTACTAATAGAAGTATCGCTACACATAAGTTCTGTAGCAGCTTCCTTGTGACCGATGAGTGCGAGTGTTTGGGCATTTTGGTTTCTCTGACATGCAGTATCCCCCACTCGACACGATGCAGTATATGTAATAGTTTGACAGGCTGACAATATTCCTAATACACATAGTTGTATTGATACAGATTTCAATGTCAACACTTTATTTAACCTATGCCAGGTCTTTTTCTGTCAGGGTCTAGCACCTCATGGCGCTGGAGGAACCCTTCTAAGTACATAGCTCGTTCAATATGGTCTAAAGTAAAACTCTGTCCGAGTCTAACTTGCAGTGCTTCACGCACATAGAATACATCTGACTTTGGAATGTGGACTCTACGGAGTCTTTTGCTGTCTCCATCTGCTATAGCATCGTAAAACTCTTCGATGACATCCTCAGATGAGTACAAGCTTACTTTGTTTTTGTACATAATTCTACCTAAAAAGGTGATATGTACCATAAACTACGTGTGAGGAGGAGGAATGTGAGGAAGAAAGACACCCAGAATACGGTACATATCGAGTATAACACAAATTATTGGTTATAGTTATTAGTGTGTTACTAAATTTAGTATACAGAAGTACAGTATAACTGTCAAGTTAAACTTTTCCTATGTCCAATATTTTATTTATATTTACTTTTTATTAAGTTAAAACACTAAAAGTTTAACTGTCCTGCTCCTGCTCCGCAGTTATACCCAAAAAATAGGGTCTGTCAAGCATAAAAGTGTCTAACTGCGACAATTTGTACCCCTTTAAAAAACCACTTCTGTGTATTTATGTATATATACGTACTGGTATACCCCCCATGGCGCTCGCACCCCCAAGCTTTTTTAGGTGTGTATGCCAGTTTTACAGGGTGTTTTACTACTAAGTTACTGTTTTTACAGCATAAACTAACTGATATAACGTCAATATACCACAAAAAGGTGTGTTATTTTTGCAACATCTCAAAATGTGATCACAAATTAAGGAAGGATGCACAAAGTATACCCCTCTTTTGTGATCACAAATAGCATACACCCACCCCAAGCAATGGACACATATATAATACAAAATAGGTGTTCTTACTTTGTTCTACTTTAAAATGCTAAGTCATTGTTTTTATTATACTTTCTACCTGGCTTAAAGAACACAACAAGAACGATAGTGACCAGCTGGTTTTATCTGCACAAAAAATGCATAAAAGTTTTTAATAAAATCAAACACTTACAAGAAATGTGCAGAAAGTGTGCATTTTTCTCTTGCTTTCTATGTTGGGGTATGCCCTTAATAGTACATCGAAAGCGAATAACTTTTAAAAGAGTAAACGAAAGTTCTTGATCCTTTTAAATGCTGACACCTTGAGACAGCTACGGTGAAATGCCCTAGCAAATACTAAAGACTAACTAACTACTAAATACGAAAGAAACGAAAGATATAACAAAACAGAAACTAAATTGATCAGGCCACATATTATTGCCGACTAAATGAACCGCTTAAAGAACGGTAGCTGTCCAATGGAAGTGACGTGGAGTAAACAGCAGGAGGTGTATTGAAACCATACGCTAGCGAACGGTGACCCGTAAACAGCCCGTCTTTAGGAAGAGTGATTGCTTTTTGTGAGGGTCAATCCAGGCTAAGTGCGGCCAACCGTATCTTGTTCTTGAAACATGGGTTTGGGTTGCCCTTTTGTAAGAGCAATAAAAAAATGTTTGACAGCATTTTGAAACTACTATAAGAACGTAAATGTAACCGCAACATAGGAGTGAGGACATATGACATACAAATTATTAGGCGTTGGCACTAATGCCAAAACTGTAAAGGGTGACGGTTCAGAATACTTAACCGCTATTCTATATATGACACCCTACAAAGTATGGGTTGAGACTTTGGGTAGATACTCAAACTCATGCCCAATGGCTGAACAAGCAGGGTGCATTGATGCCTGTCTCAATACGGCTGGACG